TGCTAAAAAAATGTTCACAGATAAAGTTGTCCCGATATCCGTTAACTATCCGTTTTTCTTCAAGCCGATCCAAGATGGTATGGATCGTCCTAAGACCGAACTGGCATATAGAGTCCCAGCTTCAAAGCTTACTAGACGTAAACTAGATGATAACGTTAAATTAACTGAACTTCAAGGTTTAGACACTACTATTGATTGGAAAAACACAGGGGATAACTCTTACGATGGTGAGAAATTAAAGATATTAGCACACGACGAGAGTGGTAAGTGGGAGAGACCTGATAACATATTAAACAACTGGAGAGTTACAAAAACTACATTAAGACTAGGTAGAAAAATAGTTGGTAAATGTATGATGGGCTCAACTTCAAACGCATTAGATAAAGGTGGAAACAACTTCAAAAAACTCTATTATAATTCAGACGTTACAAAAAGAAATAGAAACGGACAAACTTCTAGCGGACTCTATTCTCTTTTCATCCCTATGGAGTGGAACTACGAAGGATTCATGGATACTTTTGGATCACCTGTATTCACTACGCCAAAAAATAAAACAATTGGAGTTGACAATATCCCAATTACAATCGGAGTAATAGAGCATTGGGAAAATGAAGTAGATGGTTTAAAGTCTGATCAAGATAGTTTAAATGAATATTATAGGCAGTTTCCAAGAACTGAGCAACATGCTTTCAGAGATGAAACAAAACAAAGCTTATTCAATCTTATTAAAATATACGAGCAAATAGATTATAATGAAGAAATAAATAATTCTGCTAATGTAACTAAGGGTAAGTTTGTTTGGGAAGGTGGAATAAGAGATACTAGGGTTGTTTTTATTCCTGATCAAAATGGAAGGTTTTTTGTAAGTTGGGTTCCTAATAAAAATTTACAAAATAAAATAATAATAAAAAATGGAATTAAATACCCTGGAAACGATCATCTCGGAGCATTTGGTTGTGATTCTTATGATATTAGTGGTACTGTCGACGGCAAAGGGTCTAATGGATCATTACATGGATTGACTAAGTTTTCAATGGAAGATGCTCCACCTAATCACTTTTTTTTAGAATATATAGCAAGACCACAGACAGCTGAGACGTTTTTTGAAGACGTTTTAATGGCTTTGGTATTTTATGGTATGCCAATACTTGCGGAAAACAATAAACCTAGGTTATTATATTATTTAAGAAGAAGAGGTTATAGAGGTTACAGTATGAATAGACCTGATAAAATATGGAATAGATTATCTATAACCGAAAAAGAAATTGGTGGAATACCGAATTCAAGTGAAGATATAAAGCAAGCTCATGCCGCAGCTATAGAATATTATATTGAAAACTATGTAGGTTTTTACAACGACACCTGGGGAGACATGTATCACCAGAAAACATTAGAAGATTGGGCTGCTTTTAATATAAATAACAGAACAAAGCATGATGCATCTATTAGTTCTGGTTTAGCTATAATGGCTTGCAACAAAAACAAATATAGACCTAATTTAATAAGAAATAAACAACCTGTTCGTTTGAATTTTTCTAAATATGATAATGAAGGTACTATTTCAAAAATAAACAAGTAAATGATAGAAACTAGTTATGGAAGTTCATTTCCGGATCAGGTAGTACCTGATGCAGTTAAGGCGTCTTATGAGTACGGACTTAAAGTTGGACAAGCAATCGAAGGAGAGTGGTTTGGTGGAACTAGAGCTGGTATAGCCGGTTATAGGTTTGCATCTAACTATAATAACTTTCATCAATTACGCTTATACGCTAGAGGAGAACAATCGATACAAAAATATAAAGATGAACTGTCTATAAATGGTGATTTGTCTTATTTAAATTTAGACTGGACGCCAGTGCCTATATTATCTAAGTTTGTAGATATAGTAGTTAACGGAATGTCTCAACGTAACTATGATATAAAAGCATACGCACAAGATCCTACATCTTCTAGTAAAAGATCTAGATATGTTGAAGGATTAATGATGGATATATATGCTAAGGAATATATTAACAAGGCTAAAGTAAATTTAGGAATAGATATTTCAGCGGGTGGAGGAGATGAAAATAGACCACAAAACCCTGATGAAGTTTCCGTTTATATGCAATTAAATTATAAACAAAATATAGAAATAGCCCAGGAAGAAGCAATAAACTATGTTTTGGATTATAATAAATATGATTTGATAAGACGTAGATTAAACTATGACTTAACTGTTTTAGGTATAGCAGCTTCAAAAACTAATTTTAACTTACAAGAAGGAGTTACTATAGATTATGTAGATCCTGCTAATTTAGTATATTCTTACACTGAAGATCCTAACTTTGAAGATATATGGTATGTTGGAGAAGTTAAAGGTGTTAGCATGTCTGAACTAAAAAAACAATTTCCTCATTTAACTCCATCAGAACTAGAGCAAATAGAAAAATATCCAGGTAATTCTAATTATAGAAACGATTGGAATGGTAGGTATTTTGATGATAAAATACAATTGTTATATTTTGAATACAAAACTTTTACTAATCAAGTATTTAAAATAAAAGAAACACCAAACGGTTTAGAAAAAGCATTAGAAAAAACAGATGCTTTTAATCCACCTGAAGAAGTAAACTTTAAAAAAGCTTTTAGATCGATAGAAGTATTATACACTGGCGTAAAGATACTAGGTTATCCAGAGGTATTAAAGTGGGAAATGGCAGAAAATATGACAAGGCCAACTGCTGATACTACTAAAGTTAATATGAATTATAATATATGCGCTCCTAGAATGTATAAAGGTAGGATAGATTCTTTAGTTAAAAGAACTACTGGTTTTGCCGATATGATTCAAATAACTCATTTAAAGTTACAGCAAGTATTATCTAGAATGGTTCCTGATGGTGTGTATTTAGATGTAGATGGTTTAGCAGAGGTTGATCTTGGAAATGGTACAAATTATAATCCACAAGAAGCTCTTAACATGTATTTTCAAACTGGATCTATTGTAGGTAGATCTTTGACTCAGGATGGTGATCAAAACTTAGGTAAAGTTCCTATACAAGAATTACAAAGTGGTGGTGGTAATGCTAAAATAGCTTCTTTAATTCAAGCTTACAACTATTACATGCAAATGATAAGAGATGTTACCGGACTTAATGAAGCAAGAGATGCAAGTAATCCTGATAAACACTCGTTAGTTGGGTTACAAAAAATAGCTGCTGCCAACTCTAATACAGCAACTAGACATATTCTTCAATCTAGTCTTTATTTAACTTTACGCAACTGCGAGAATATATCATTAAGAATTAACGATGCTTTAATGTATCCGCTTACTAGATCTGCTCTACAGCAAAGTGTATCTAAATTTAATGTTTCTACATTAGAAGATTTAGTAGATAAAAATATTTATGATTTTGGTATATTTTTAAGTCTTGAACCAGACGATGAGGAGAAAGCTAAATTAGAAGAAAATATACAAATAGCTTTGAAGTCAGGTGGTATTGATTTAGAAGATGCTATAGATATTAGAGAAGTTAAAAATTTAACTTTAGCAAATCAACTACTAAAACAGCGTAGACAACAAAAACAAAAACGTGAAGAAGCTTTTAAAATGCAGCAAATACAAGCGCAAGCTCAAGCACAGGCAGAGACAGCAGAAAAAGTAGCTTTAGCGGAAACACAGAAACAACAAATTCTCACACAGCAGAAAGTACAGTTTGAGCAAGCTAAAACACAAATGGATATTGAAAAATATCAACAAGAAGCTGAAGTCAAAATGATGTTAATGGAGAAGCAATTTGGTTTTGATTTACAGTTGGAAAAAGCAAAAGAAGCTGTTATAGAAGCTAGAGTAAACAATACAGAAAACAGAAAAGACGAAAGAGTAAGGATTGAAGGTTCACAAAGAAGTAAACTTATAGATCAACAAAATAATGATTTATTACCTACTAGTTTTGAAACTAATCCAGTCAAAGAACAAGCAAAAGAAATAAAAGAAAACCCAAGTGGTTATAGTGGATTTAATGCTATGCAACCACTTTAATTATTAACTATTATATTATATTATGTCAGAAGAAGTAAAAGAAGGCGCCGATGGCGTCTTAGAACAAGGGGAGTTTAAGGCAAAGAAAAAACCTGGTCGACCTAAAAAATTAAATAAAAAAGATGAAGCTATTAAAATAGATTTATCTAAAAAAGAAGAAAATGCCAATACAGAGTCAAGCGCAGTGGGTGTATCTAATGAAGAACCTACCGAAAGTGTTCAAGAAACTAAAGTACCCGAATCAGAAGTTCAGCAAACTGAAGAAAAGGTCATTGAAGAAAAAGAACCAGTAGTTGAAATTACTGAAATAACTGAAGAGGAGAAAAAAGATGTTACTCCTCCTGTAGAAGCTAAAGAAGAAATTAATAAAACTCCAAAAGTAGAATTACCTGAAAACGTGGAAAAGCTAGTTGACTTTATGAAAGAAACTGGTGGTACCGTAGAGGATTACGTTAGACTTAATGCTGATTATTCTAACGTGGATGAAGATGTTTTACTAAGAGAGTATTATAAACAAACTAAACCGCACTTAAATAGAGAAGAAGTAGATTTTATATTAGAAGATAAATTCTCATTTGATCCAGAAGAAGCGGAAGAGCGAGAAATAAAGAAGAAAAAACTTGCTTATAAAGAAGAAATTGCAGAAGCCAGAAACTTTTTGGAGGAAACGAAAAAGAAGTACTACGACGAGATCAAGTTGAGACCGGGCGTTACTCAAGAACAACAAAAAGCAACTGAGTTTTTCAATAGATATAACAAAGAACAAGAGATAGCAAAGCAAAAGCACGAGGCTTTTAAAGCTAAAACTAGTGAATTTTTTAACAACGATTTCAAAGGTTTTGATTTTAGTGTTGGTGAAAAAAGATTTAGATATGGCGTTAAAGATTCTAGTGAAGTTGCTAAGTCGCAATCTGACTTGACAACGTTTTTTAAGAAGTTCTTAAATGAAGACGGTAGTGTTAAAGATCAAGGTGCATATCATAAAGCTATATATGCTGCTAGAAATGCGGATACTATTGCTAGTCATTTTTATGAGCAAGGCAAGGCCGATGCTATTAAGGATGTAACAGCAAAATCTAAAAATGTAAGTAAAGATGCTAGAACGGAAACGCCTGGCGATGTTTATATAAATGGATGGAAAGTAAAAGCAGTTTCTGGAGTGGATAGTTCTAAGTTAAAAGTTAAATATAAAAAATAAATAAAAACTAAAACTTAAAAATTATGAGTTTATCAGGCGGAGCTTTTCCAGCTTCAATCGTCCCGATGCCGAAGAAAGTTACACAACCTACAAATTATATTAATTTTCAGGATACTAACTTCGATCAGTGGACACAACAATACCTACCAGAGCTTTATGAGCAAGAGGTAGAAAGATACGGAAACAGAACTTTATCTGCTTTCTTGAGAATGGTCGGTGCAGAAATGCCAATGACCTCAGATCAAGTAATCTGGTCTGAACAAAATAGATTACACATCGCTTATGAAGGTGTTGCAAGACCAGGTAACGATACTTTAACTATCCCAGGTAACAATGCTATTAGAGTTAACCAAACAATAGTTGTAGCTGATGGTTTTACAACTTTAAAGTGTTTAGTTGTAAAAGTTGACGGTGCTACTGTAACTGCAATTCCTTACACAGGTGCTGCTAACATGGCTGGCTTAGGTGCTACAGGACTAAAAGTATTCGTTTACGGTTCTGAATTTGCAAAAGGTGTAAGTGGAATGGTTGGTTCAATTGATCCACAATTAAGTACATACAAAAACAATCCTATCATTATTAAAGATAAATTTGAAGTATCAGGTTCTGATGCTGCTCAAATTGGTTGGGTTGAAGTTTCAACTGAAGATGGAACATCTGGATACCTTTGGTATTTAAAAGCTGAATCTGAAACTAGATTAAGATTTGAAGATTATCTTGAAATGGCAATGGTTGAAGGTGAAATAGCTTCAGCTGCTGGTGGTTTAGATACATTTGACTTTACTGCTGCTGGTGCAGGTACTTCTCAGTATAACAGCAATGGTGCTGGCGCTGGCGTAGCTCCTGTAGGTACACAAGGTTTATTTGCTGCTATTGAAGATAGAGGAAATATCTGGTCTAATTTTGCTGGTGCTGCTGCTCCTGGAGCTGGTGCATTAGGAGATTTCGATGAGATCCTTAAGCAATTAGATAAGCAAGGTGCTATTGAAGAAAACATGTTATTCTTAAACAGAGCTACTGCTCTTGATTTCGATGATATGATTGCTGCTCAAGCTGGTGGAGGTTATGCTTCTACTACTGCTGCTTCTTACGGTCTTTTTGACAACGAAGCTGAGATGGCAATGAACTTTGGTTTTTCTGGTTTCAGAAGAGGTTCTTATGACTTCTACAAAACTGACTGGAAATACTTAAACGATGCTACTACTAGAGGATTAACTAAAGACATCGATGGTGTTTTAGTTCCAGCTGGTACAACAACTGTTTATGACCAAATGTTAGGATCTAATATTAGACGTCCTTTCTTACACGTACGATACAGAGCTTCTGAGTCAGATGATAGAAGATATAAAAACTGGATCACTGGTTCTGTTGGTGGTGCGTACACTTCTTCTTTAGATGCTATGGAAGTACACTTCTTATCTGAAAGATGTTTAGTAACTCAAGCTGCGAACAACTTCGTATTGTTTAAGTCTACTAATTAATTATTAACATTTTAAAAATAAGAAAAATGGGATATATAAAACTAATGAAATTTGATGGTAGTTGTGATTTAATACCTGCTGAAGGTATTCATCACGTAAGTGCTCCTGCAAGTACAAGTAAAGACATTACTTTAGCTATTTCTGGTAGCCCTTTTAAATATGCTGTTATCGCTGGTGCAGATTCTGACAACGCTGACGCTGATTTAACTGATGCTTCTAGAAATGGAATTAACGCTGCTATTGAATTAGCTAACGGTGCTTCTGGACCTGCTATTGAAGTAGATCTAGGAACAGGTTTGTTTGCTAAGTCAGTATCAATTACTGACAACGCTGCGCAATAATTAGCACAAAATAATAAGATCCCGCTTCGGCGGGGTCTTTTTTAATTATTATATTATATTATATTATGGAAACAAAAGAAAAAAAAGCTCCTGCTCCCAAGCAAGAGATTAAAAAAGATACTTGGGAATATAAAGATAGAAACTATTACCTGGCTCACGATAAAGAACCTTTAACATTTAAGTTACCTTCTAGACATACTAGTAGACATCCTATGTTTTGGTTTGATGAGAAAGCTGGTTATAATAGAGAGTTAAGATATGCAACTAATCAAAAGTCTGTATTTGTTGATGAACAACAAGGGCCAGTAACATTAGCTCATATCATATTTAACGACGGGACATTATTTGTTCCAAAAGAAAAGGTACAATTACAGAAATTGTTATCTCTGTACCACCCAGCAAAAGGAAAACTATATCACGAATATGATAAAGTTGAAGAAGCTGTTGATCAATTAGACTATTTGGAAATAGAATTACACGCTATGAATATCGCAAGCAAGGTTGATTTAGATCACGCTGAAGCTATATTAAGAGTAGAGCAAGGCTCTAGTGTTGCTTCTATGACTTCTAAGGAGATAAAAAGAGATTTACTAGTTTTTGCTAGAAGAAAACCTCAAACATTCTTAGCGTTAGTTGAAGATGAAAATGTAGTGCTAAGAAACTTTGCTATAAAGGCAAAAGAAAGCAATATAATAAAATTATCTCAAGATCAAAGAACATTTACTTGGGGTAGTAACGGTAAAAAATTAATGACTGTTCCATTTGATGAAAATCCATATTCAGCAATGGCAGCTTGGTTTCAAACCGATGAAGGACTTGAAGTTTATAAATCTATAGAGAAAAAGTTCAAATAACAAGTGATACTAAAAGGGTGGCTTAACCGCCATCCTTTTTTTTTAAAAATACTATAATGGCAATAAACGTAAATGAAGTTTACAAAACGGTTTTATTAATAATCAACAAAGAGCAAAGAGGTTATATAACTCCAGATGAATTTAACAAGATAGGTACTCAAGTTCAATTAGAAATATTTGAGAAATATTTTGAAGATTTAAACCAACAATTGCGAGTGCCATTACAAGCAGCGCAAATGGATGATGATTATGCTAATAGAGTTAAATCTATTGAAGAGAAAATACAAATTTTCCAAACGTCAAGCCCTTTGACATACGCTGCTAATAAATTTTCTTTAAACACCACACAGTATCCACCTATACATAGGTTAGGTAGTCTACAACATGAACCTAGTGGTTTACCTTTTACAGAAATACAAAGACTTACTCAACATGAGTGGAATTTATCTCAAAGATCTAAACTTACAAAAGCTACTGAAACTTGGCCAGTATATAGAGAACAAGGAGATCAATTTGAAATATCACCTAGCACTATTCAAGGTAGAGTTTATGCATACTATATAAAGAAACCAGAGAATAATAGATGGGGATATACTGTAGGGAGTTTTGGTCAATATCTTTACGATAGTAATTTGTATGTACCTACTGGTATACCAATAGTAAATAATTACTTAATAAATAGTTTAACCACTCAATTTCCTAGCACAGTAGCTCAAACAGAAACTAACTATAATGGGTTAACAGCAACTAGCAATGGTGTAACAGTTGGATCATTAACAGGTACTGGTTTAAAGTTTAACATGACTATTGGTGTTGATGGAGTTATAACTTACTTAAGTGTGACTGAAGCTGGATCTGGCTATAAAGTTGGTGACACTATAACTTTAGATGATGCTGTTTTTCAAGCTACGCCGTCCGGCACTAACGCGGTTATTACTCTTAATGAATCTAGTTTATATAGTGGTACTACATTTGGTTCTACTCAATTTGAAATAGACAGTGTAGAACAAACAGAATTAATATTAAATATATTAAAATATTGTGGTATAGTTATAAGAGATCCACAGATTATTCAGTCAGCTTCTCAAATTGCTGTAGCTGAAGACAACAACGAAAAAAGCTAATAAATGGGACTAATAACTGAAACAAACGAAGAATATTACGCTGGTGAAAAAGTTTTTCTAGTAGCTAATGGTGATACTCAAACTGATTTTGCTACTACATTTAATACTGAATTAAAACTTGCAGTTACAGGTGTTAATAATGCTAATTTTAAATTTGAATATAGTGAAGATATAGGAGTTACTTGGTTACCTGTAACAAGTCCTATAACTTTAACTACTACCACTACACGCCACGACACTATATCTATTACTGGTGGATTTACAGCTACAACAGATACATTATTTAAAATAACTTTAGTTACTCAAGCGGTTTGGAATAACTATGGTGGTTATGCTTATGTTACGTTAAAAGATATTGTAGATAACTTTCTCGTAGGTTATGTAGGTCATGGTAAGTTGATACCTAGTGTTAAAAGAACTGACGTGTTATTTCACGCTAAAAGAGGTTTACAAGAATTTAGTTATGATACTTTAAAAAGTATTAAATCTCAAGAACTAACTATACCACCTAGTCTGTCTATAATTATACCTCAAGATTATGTTAACTACGTTAGAATGTCTTGGATAGATGGTTATGGAATAAAACATATTATATATCCTAGTGATAATTTAACAATAGATCCTTACAACGTGCCACTACAAACTAAAGATGGAGATTTTATACAGGATAATTTTGGACAAAACACAGAGGGTGATTCTTTGACAAAGGCTAAATGGTCTAAGTTACAGCAATGGCAATTAAGTGGTGGTTACAACGACTACTTAAACGGAGCCTTTAATTATTACGGTGAAGATTACATGTATAGTAGGCAATATAGAGGTATGAGGTATGGTTTACTACCTGAAACTACTCAAATAAATGGATATTTTACTATTAACGAAAGAGAAGGTAAATTTAGTTTCTCTAGTGATTTAAACGGTAAGTGTATAGTTTTAGAATATATATCTGACGGCTTAGCTTCCGACTTAGACACTAAAGTCCCTAAAATGGCAGAAGAAGCTATGTACATGCATATAGCTTATTCTATATTAGCTGGGAGGCAGAACGTGCCTGAGTATATTGTAGGTAGATTTAAAAAGGATAGAAGAGCTCAACTAAGAAATGCTAAAATTAGATTATCTAATATAAAATTAGACGAGATAGTTAGAGTTATGAGAAACAAGTCTAAATGGATTAAACATTAATTATGGCTAAATCATTAAATACATTTGTAAAATCTAAAATGAATAGGGATCTAGACGCTAGACTAGTGCCTAATGGAGAATATAGAGAAGGAAGAAATATTAATATAAGTAAATCTGAAGGTGCAGATGTAGGAGCTTTAGAAAATGTTAGAGGTAATGAAGAAATAATTAAAAGCACTTTAGATGACTTACAGTCTGATACAGGTGTTAATAATCCTTTAGAAGTTATAGGTTTATATAAACACGATGAAACCTCTTCTTTGTATTTATTTATTACATCTTGGATAGATAATAGCCCAGACAGACTAAGCAGAGGTTATAGAGGTTTTAATTTCATTGTAAGAATATCAGTAAAAGACGGGGTCTATACACCTCAGATAATGGTGAAAGGAAAATTTTTAAATTTTTCTAAAAACAATAGAATATATGGTATAAATATAATAGAAAATCAATTATATTGGAGTGACAATAGAAATCAGCCTAGAAAAATAAACATAGATTACGCTTTTTCTAATGGACCTAGCATTGTCCCACCTAATCACCAGACTGATTATTACTTTTGTGAAGATCAAATATCTGTAGCTAAATTTGCACCATATGAGCCTATAAAATTCATGAAAAACATTGGCGGCCCAAACCCAACGGTTGAAGCAGACGCAAATTGGGAAGAGACTTGGGTTAGTCAAAATGAAGAATGGTTACCTATATTTTTAACAGCACCTATGACTGGGATTACGTCCACAGGTGATGGAGTTCAATTTGGTAGCACAAATCCAGGTTATACTGGAAACGCTCCTCAATGGGCTGGTAATATAGAAGATTATATACACAAAGGAGGAAGTGCAATATTTCCAAGAGTTAGAGTTAGAAATGCTGATCTACCGAACGGTGGTACGTATTATTTGTACGACACGCAAGTGTCGGGCAATAGTCAAATTGTTAGTGTATCTGACAACAAACTTAATCCTACTAATAAAATTACAATTCCTACATCATGGCTTCCTGGACATTTAATAACTTTCGAATTACGAAACCCTCAATACGAGTCAAACTCTGTTACAAGAAAAGAATATTTAAAAGATAAGTTTGCAAGATTTAGTTATAGGTTTAAATACGATAATGACGAATATTCATTAATGGCTCCATTTACACAACCATTATTCGTGCCTAAGCAGTATGGTGCTTTTACTCAAGGTGATGAAGTAAAAGCCGCTGTTAACACGGATGTTTCTTGGTTTTTAAATCTTATATCTTCTGTAGACCTCAACATAGGTCTTCCAAACTTGCGATATGCTTTTGGAAGTGATACTCTACCTGGATTAAATTTTATAAACAGATATAGAGTTAAAGAAATACAAATATTAATGAAAACATCTGATAATAACAATGTTTTCTCTATAGACAATATTCAACTTTCAAATACTATGTTTGAGAGAACCTTACCATCAGGTGATCCAAACCCTTTATCTATGTTGGTTAGTAATACATATCCAGATGGTTACACGGGAGTGCCAGGTTTTCAAAACGGTTGGCCTTATAATGCTCAATTTTTATACACCTATAAAGGTAATAAACCTTATCAAGTTTTACCAGAGTCTGATGTTACTAGAGTAAGTGACGTTACACCTGTTAGATCTTTAACTCAAGAAGTTGCAGCAAACAGATTAATGTATGGTAATTATCAAAACTCTCATGGAGCTCCATTATCTCTAAATTATGAGTGTTTTGTAACGCCAAAGCTTGTTGATTATAATGTAAATAATAACCCTCCAATACCATCAAGTAATGAAACCACTGTTAAAGAATACTATGGAGCAACATTAAAACAAGGTAGAACATATCAAGTAGGAGTAATATTGTCTGATAGATATGGTAGACAGTCTCAAGTTATATTAGCAGATAATCAAAATAATACCGGATATGCGGATAGAGATAAATCTACAGTATACGCACCTTATGGATTAGCAGGGCATAATGGTGTTGATGGCTATTATGGGGATTCACTAAAAATATCTTTTGACTCTACTATACCTTACACTATACCTGAAGTAAACTTTTACCCTGGTTTATACGATACAAACTCATTAGGTCAGACAATTGAAGGTACTAATCCTCTTGGTTGGTATTCGTATAAAATAGTAGTTAAACAAACAGAACAAGAGTATTATAATGTTTATTTACCGGGAAGTTTATCGGGTAATGTAATATACACTGATCCAGACACTATTTTAACTTATGAAAATATTTATGACGTTACTAATATATCTTTGTTTGGAGATAATATAAATAAAATACCTAAAAACACAGCTAACTTAGCGCCAACTGATGTTATTTTTAACAGTGAAACTTCTTTAACTTATAGGGTTTATCAGCCAATTTACACTACTACAGATGTAACAAATAACTTTATGTTTCCAGATCCTAAACCGTTTCCAGTAGTTAATATACAGCAATGGAGCACGTTTGGTCCATGGACAGATAAAAAAGGCCAACAATTGGCATATCCAGGTGATCAAACTGCTAGTGGTCAAAAAAACAACGTAGACGCGTTATATAATATAGATAAAAATCCTTTTGTAGCTGCTGTAGATTTAACTCCAGGCTACAATACTAGAATAGGTTTTGCTGAATCCGTACAAGAAGATGGAATTTTTTCTAGATTTTTGACTGTTGCAGAAACTAATCCTGTAGAATCTAATTTAGATATATATTGGGAAACCACTACATCTGGTTTAATATCAGATTTAAATGAAGCTATAATTAATGGTAACTCAACAGATGGAGCAAAGGGAATTACACCTTTTCTTTTTGAATTTCAAGAAAAATATCCGTATGATGGCATTGGTGTTTATCCAGGTGAAGGTACTATTACTAATGGTAAGTTGGATCCTGCATCAGTTGTACAAGGTGAAGGTGCTTGGCTATTGCAGCAAGATCTAAACGTTGTCCAACAAAATGGTCAGATATCTACAGCGCCAGACGCTATGTTACAACTTACTCATGTAACTAGCGATAATACTACTTTTGGAAATAGTAATTTAATAAATGATTTTGAGTTAGTTCAAATAGACGAAGCTGGAGTTAGCGGTGCACAATACAATTCTTGGAATTTAAGACTATCTTCAGCATTTGCTGCTAACACATCGTATGTTGATAAAGGATCAACAGTTCAATGGCCTATACAAGGTAATATGACTTTTCAGTTTCTTGTTTCTGTCTCTCCAGGAGCTACACCATTAACTGCTGTTGCTAGTGCAGGTAATAATACTTTAACTAATAATGCTCCTAATTGGAGATATGTAAATATAGGAAGTTGGGGACAATCACCAAAACCAGATCCTAATGACGTTAATAATGTAGCTAGTTTTACAAATTTTATTGAGCCTAGTTTAGTGTTGGCTAATAGAAATAGTTTAATGTCACCTTTTATACCTCTTAATAAATCTCAAACATATAGTGGTCAAACAGCTCCACATAATAAGTGGTCTACAGGTTTAGAGTATGGATGGAGTATGAGTATAAAAGGCAAACAAAATGCTGGTAATAGCTGGTCCGGTGGTGGAGATTTAGGTTATATGTTTTATAAGTCCGGTGGTCTTTGGCGGGTGAGTAATTTAAACACAGATGGCAATAGTGCTTGTAGAATGAATAAAATACTTGCTGGTGATGGTAGTAGTTCTATAGGTGGTGGGCCAACTCAGACTGGGTGGAATTTTGGTTTTTATAATGGTTCATGGAGTCAATATAAAGACAATACAATACCCTATATAAAACGAGTTGAATTAGCTAAATTTAACAACGACACATCTTGGAATAATTGGGCTGCTTCAGGTATAGGCGATCAAGGGGCAACACCTTCTGGTGCGTGGAAAGATTTTCTTAAAATTGGTACAGCGGGTCAAAATGGACCTCAAAAAAGTGATGATTTAAGCGCTTGGGGTTATTATAAATGGCCTTTTGATATAGCTATCCCTAACACTACTAACTCACCAGCTAGCGATTGGAATGGTAATAGTCAGTATAAGCCAACTAATCAATATTGTTTACTTGTAGATAGGTTTAATCCTCCATTTTGTCAATTTGATGAGTGGAATGCAGGTAAGTTTGAACCATTTGGAGATATGGCCGATAGAGATATCTGTGTATATCGTATAACAATTGGCTTAAAAGAGTTATGGTCAGGTGGACTTGTACAGACACAAGAACAAGTGGTATACGTAAAATTATATAAATAATGGCAGCTACTATAGAAATAAAATATTTTAATTCTTTTTGGGCTAAAAAGACTAATTCTAATGAATACACAATTAATGGTACTTCAAAATATTTAAGAACACCAAATTGGACTGGTTTACCATGGAAAAAATATGGACCACCTACAGCTAGTAATCCAGAAAGTTTTCCTAATTATTATACAGTTAGTATTCAGTATCAAGCTAAACCTGATGTTAGTAGCTCAGCATCAGGTGATTGGTTTATTGAAGAGTCTAGAATAAGAGGAGGATATAATAATACATCCACTGATTATGGAGTTAAAGCTTATTTAGAGAATAGAAATTATAGAACACGTATTGTAGATAATAAAGTTATATACTCAGGTCTTTTTAATTCAGCAACAAATGTTAATCAAACAAACGTATTTTCTGAAGCAACTAACATAACTTTTACTGCGCCACCTGAGTATGGATCTATACAAAGACTATATGCTTCAGACACTAAACTTCATATTTTTCAAGAAAACAAAATAAGTAGAGCGTTGCTAGATAAAGACGCTATATACGCTGCAGATGGTCAAGGTACTCCAGTTTCAACAACAAAGCTTGTAATAGGGGAAATAACTCCATATGTAGGTGAATATGGTATTAGTAACAATCCCGAATCATGGGCGCAATTTGGTAATAGACAATATTTCTCTGATAGAAATAGAAATGTAATACTTAGGTTATCTAATGACGGTTTAACAGAAATATCACAATATGGTATGGCTGACTTTTTTAGAGATGAATTAAGTGTTCAGA